CATTAGGAGACTCATTCCTCTAACACCTAATACACATTAGTGAATGCCCATTCCTCTTGGCGCCGCCAGGCGAGCCCCGTAACCGTGGGGCTGCGACGCGCCTCAGCGTCATGGAAGTCCCCCCCCCGAAGGGGGGGGCTATGAGACTGACTGCACCCTAAGGTGTAGGGTGCGATACTCACCAGGTTGTCTTGGGGCATCCAGTTCCCTAATCCATTCCCGAAGTGAATCCAGTTGTCCAAGATTGAACGTGAATTCCTCAGGGTGCTTATAAGGTTGTCGATCCACTCTGAACTTCCAGTCTGCGTATGCACTGAATGAGCTGAAGGATTTGACAAGGTGACTAAAGAGATGCTCGCTTGCAATTCGGAAAAATTCGTCTCGAGTTTCTGCAGATCGGAGTTCGTCCCAGCCAGCGTTGCGTCCGCTGTCATCAGCACGTGAAGTAGCCTCTGGTCTTCGTAGTTCCCCTCCACATATGTCGCCATCCTTCGTTGCATAGTCCCAACCGCCAGCAGGATTTCCGCGTGAAGGTAAGACATTTGGATGGAAGTTCTCAACATCAAATTTGCGACTGTCTCGAGTTCGGTATTTTCTTTTAAAATCCGCAAAAACATGGAGATGCGTTCCACCATCGCTGTGCGTTTCGCGTCCGATGATGAAATCTGCACCAAGAGCCGAGAAATGTTCGGATACTGACTGAGGACGGAGTCGTCCGCATTGGGAATAGGTAAAGAGTCCATATCGGGCTTGGAATCGAAATGATGACATAAGTTTTTCGGAAGGGTCTGATGGTCCAGATCATAACATTGTACTGGACCATGGACCCGGACCCGGGTTCAAATATAAATAGGCAGCAGCCCCCCATCACTCCGCGGAAATGTAAATTTCGGAAAGCGGGGTAACTTTTGCGGCATTAATCATGGCCTATCGTTTCAGGAGGTTCTCCTCTCGGTCGCGCAGGCGGTTTACGCCAAGGCGTCGATCCTCATTTCGGCGTCGCAATTATCGAATGATGCGTCGCCCGCGTCGGTTTTCTCGCCCTCGCACTAATGTGCGTCGAGTACGCAATCTTGCGTCTCGAAAATGTCGCGATAATATGCTCAGCAATCCTATCGACGATACCGGTTCTCCGACAACACCTGGCCCGGTCACTATGACGGGTGGAAACACCTATGCGTTTATTTTCTCTCCCTCTGCCAGAGTAGCTGGGAATGAAATATCTAGTGGAGATCGAGTCAATCAGCCGAGTTCTTCTCAACGCAGGAAGAGCAAGTGTTTCGTCAGTGGATATGGTGAAACCGTCGAGATCCAAACTGATGACGCGTCCCCTTGGGTGTGGAGACGCATTGTCTTCAGCACTATTGGCTTGGCAGTCCAATTTCAGCCTGGTCTGTTGTACAACAATGATGATACGCGCGGATACGAGCGGACCACTTTTAATCTCGCTTCTGGCACAACTCAGGCGGATCAGTTACAGGGTATTGTCTACCGGTACCTTTTCCAAGGTTCCCAAGACATTGATTGGGCGAATGTCATGACCGCCAACACCGCCCCACGTCACGTCAAGGTGTATTCCGATCGCCGGCGTGTGATTCAGTCACCCAATTCGGAAGGTGGTACCATCCGCATCAGCAAGCACTATGACAACATCAGGCGCAGCATCATTTATGATGATATAGAAGCGGGAAGTGGAGCAAAGGCGACCAATGCGATTGCTAGTGGGACTCCTTATGGAAACATGGGAGATTTGTTTGTTATGGATTTCTTCTCGAGTGCGTCGGATGACGAAACTTCTGGGGCTACATTCCAACCTCACGGAAGATATTACTGGCATGAAGGGCAAGCTGTTTAGAATAAGGGGCTATCAATGTGAACTATAATACAGTTTTTTTCCAGCCAATCTATGTCGACGTCCTGTTCGTATGGGTTTTCGTTCATCAGCCAAATGCTAGGCCTCCCCCATTGAATATGTTTTTTTTTCCTGTATCTGTCCGTGCAGTAAAATTCAGTCTGTTGCCCCAACCAGCTCTTGTACCCTGGAAAGTACTTGAATCCACCCTGTATGTCATCGAAGACGGCATACTTCACATTCTCATCGTACTCATATTCCTCCAAAGAAAAGAGGCCTCCGAAATATGCATGGGGACCCAATGACCTTGCAAAGATTGTTTTCCCTGTCTTAGATCTACCCCACATTAGGAGACTCATTCCTCTAACACCTAATACACATTAGTGAATGCCCATTCCTCTTGGCGCCGCCAGGCGAGCCCCGTAACCGTGGGGCTGCGACGCGCCTCAGCGTCATGGAAGTCCCCCCCCC